CCCAGCGGGCGAGCCCGTCAGCGTGGGCGGAGTAGAACGGAGCGATGAACCGAAGAGCCTCGGAGGCACTGGTCCGCTGGGGATCGTAGACAATCTGCGTCATGTCCTTGCGGGCCAGCTTGTCAGACTTCAGCATGAGCTGGTTCAGCTCGTCCGGAGTCAGGGCCTCACTCTTCCCCTGAGCCGCACGGACCCGGAGTTCCGAGTCGATCAGCTCCTTCATTCGCCCTTCCTGGAACTTTACGTACACAGGGTTGCGGGACATGATCGAAGAGGGGATGGCACCCAGGCGCTTGAAGCCGTTCTTGATGGCAGCGTCCAGGATGTTGCCGGGCTGGTGCTTGCCCCACAGGGCCGTCTTGTCCAGCACTTCCTGACCGTGAACGACCGGGAAGTCCTTGGGCGCGATGGCCTTCTGGAGGTCAGCCCGGGTAAGGTCATCGCCGTCAAGCAGCTTCTGACGCAGGCCGGTGGATTCGGGGAGGTACTTGTCCAGCGTCAGGCTGATGTTCCTGATGAGCTGTTCAGGGTCCCTTCCCTGTCCGCCGATGTCCTTGAGGTGAGCCTTGCCAGCAGGCGTGGCGAACCACTTACGGGCGGCTTCGCCCGTCGAGTCCTGCATGACCAGGCGGAACCCTTCGTCCTGACCGAACTGCCGGTTCAGGGCGTTGAGCCATTCCCCCATGTGCTGGGGCTGGTCGGGCGTGATGTAGTCCCAGTTCCCAGAAGCAATGAACCGCTCCTTGTCAACGGCCTCGGCCCGTGCGTAGATGGCAGATGCGGCAACATCCCCCTCTGCATCGAACTGAGAGCGGCTGATCGGGTTAGCCCACTCCTTGGAGAATGCCTGTGGAACAGTCATCCCCCGGTACTGGAAGGACTTCTCGCCCACACGTCGGCCGGTGGACTCGATGGCCTTGTTGAGTACGTAGTTGGAATACTGCGTGAACTCGTCGATCACGCCACCGTGATCGGCAATGCGTTCGGCAAGGTCGTCGATCTTCTGCTGGTGCTGCTCAAGAGCAATCGCAGAACGATTGCTCATCTCCTTGCCAGCAGCATTGTCCAGGATCTGCTTGCGCTTCTTCTCGAAGCGGGCCATCTCCTGCTCCAGCTTCTTCTGAGCCTCACGCTCCATCTTAATCCGGGCATCGATAACAGGCAGCGCCTTGTTCACCCGGATGCGAGTGGTTTTGACGTTGGCAAGCTGAGCCTTGAGTGCATCCACTTCCGGCTGGCTGTGGATGGTCTTCAGCTCCGCCCGCAGGGCATCCTTTTCCTTGCGGTTGACGGTGCCCTTGATCTGGGCCTGGAGTTCGGCAACGCGCTTGGGGTTCTTCGGCTTGGCCTCGGCAATCTCGATCTCCTTGGCCAGGGCCTCCCTGCGGCTCTTGGCCGCAGCGATAACCTCATCATCGCCCAGTCGGACCACGGCAAGCCTGGAGTCCACCCCAGCGCCCGTAGAGGGCGCGTAAGACGCCCTCGTGAACGCTTCCGGAACCTTCTTGCCAAGGATCTCCGTGGGGAGTCCGCCAAGCTCTGCCATCACGTACTGGCTGCGGTTGAGCACGAAGTTCGCCATGCCCTTCGTGCCACCGCCTACGATGTGCGACAGGAAGCCGAACTTGATGGCTGCGGCTGCCAGCTCCTCGGAGACCATGCGAGCCGTGTAGGCGGGACGCAGAAGCGTCGCCGCCTTCCAGATGGTGTTGGCGTTGTCAGTCACCATGCGGACTACGTCGGTGGCGTTGCCGCCCATGCGCCACAGCGTCTGCATAGATCCGGAGTTCCGGAAGAGAACCCGGTTGATCTCCTTGATCGGCAGAAGGCTGTCAGTCTGCTGGAGCTGAGTCTTTGCCAGCGGGCCAACGGCCCAGCCGACACCGTCCTCAACGTGGTCAACAGTCTTGGCAGCACCCTCATCCATGGCGGAGGAGAATGCCTGCTTGGTTCCGAACTTGCTGGAGCCTACGGTCTTACCGGCCAGCTTGTTGACGGTGTCCTCGATGCCCACCTTGACCATGCCCTGGAAGATGGAGGCGATCTCAGGACTCAGGCCATGAACACGCTGGGACATGTGGTTGAGAACTTCGCCGTGGATCTCATCGAGAGCCCGGCTCTTGGCGGTCTTGTCGCCTGCCGTCAGGTACCGGTTCAGCAGGCTGGCGCGCTGCTCGGGCCCCAGTGCGGGAACCTGCTTGAGCATGTCCAGGACGCGGTCTCCCGCGTCTGCGTCATTGTGGTTGATCCGGCCGACCGGAGTGCGGTCGCCGAAAGCCTGGACCATGCGGACCGGAGTACCGAGGAACCCCTTGCGGATGCCCTCGGTGCTGAAGACACCGGCAGCCCCGGAGCGGGACTTGCGGTCTGCCATCTTGGAAGCGAACTTCTTCTCGGCGGCCTTCTCGGTGGACCGGAAAGCTCCAGTGCCCATGCGGTACGCCTGCGGCATGGAGCCGAACAGGTGAGCGCCCTTGACTGCCGTGGAGAACTCGTCGGCCCCAAGGTTCTCGGCCAGTGCGGTACGGAGCATGGCTCCGATGCCCTCGGCCTGGGCAAGCTCCTGGTCGATCAGGGCGAGCTGGGCGGCCTTCCATTCGTTGGCCTGCTTGGCAAACGCCTTGGATACAGTACCGGCAGCATTGATCTTCATCCTCGGGTTCTTGGATACTACGGACTTGGCGGCCTGCTCAGCAAGACTCAGGGCCTCGGGAGAGGTGACAAGCGGAGGGGCCTGGACGGTCGCCCCCTTGGCGACCTTGGCGCCTTCCTTCTCTGCGAAGTAGGCAAGCATGGCGGGGTCGAAGTTCATGGAGTCCACGAGCTTCCGGTTGTCCTGCACCTTCCCCAGGGTGTTCAGTGCATCCGAGCCCTTCTCGGCCAGCTTGGCAGCAGCTCCTGCGTCACCGCTGATGTAGCGGTACATGAGCGGCATGTCCTCGCGGGCGGTGTTGGCCAGGACCGCAGCGATCTGGTTCTTGGCGACCGTGACCCTGCGGCCACGCCCGAAGATGGGGTGGCTGGCGATCTCGGCCTGAGTCTTGCGAGCGGCACCGTTGGCGCCCTCGGCCGCAACCCAGTCGAAGAACTTGTTCATCGCCTTGCCGGAGCTGACATCCTCAATGGTCTGAGTCTTACCGCCCCGAAGCATGACCTTGTCGCCGAAGGTGTTCTCCCGGCTGGTGAGCGCCTTGGCGCCACGTATGATCTTGCCCTGGTCCCTTACCAGCTCTCCGCCCTGCTCCATGTACTTAACGGAGCGAGCGCCCTTGATGACACTGCCAGCACCCATGAGCAGGTAGGTGCTCGGGTCCAGGAACATCGAGGACATGAAGTCCGCAGTTCCGGAGCCAGCCGTGTAGGTCCAGCCGCCCTTGTCGCGCCAGTAGTCGGTGTCCTGTATGAGCCGGTTGGTGGCCGTGGCATCGGCCTTCCGGCCGATGTCGGAGTCCCGCATGATCTGCTTCATCTCATCGGTCATGCCGGGGAGATCGCCACGGGCGATGGCCGTGGCAGCAGTGTTCATGACGACCTGGCCGGGGCTGATGTGCTCAGCTTCCTTCCAGGCGTCCGACCAGGAGTCGCCCTCGAAGAACACGCCGAGGTCTCCGTCAAGCGCAGCCTGAGCGTCCATCTGAAGGAACATGGACAGCGGCCGGGAGACAGCGGTGGAGTACAGCCAGTGCGCTCCGGTTGCAAGCTTGTCAACCGGGTACCACACGGCCTTGCCAACAGGCGCCAGGACGTTGTTCTGGACGTCGTCCCACAGGCCGCCGCTGACCTTGTTCAGTGCGTCGTCGGCCTTGTCACCGAAGTTGAGGATGGCACCAAGGAAGCCCGAGCGCTTCTGCTGGACTTCCTTTTCATCCTCTTCGTACATGCCCTTGGTGTACTCGGGCTTGATTGCGAGAGATCCCGGGACCTGGCCATTGAAGACCTGGTCCGGAGTGGAGGCAGCCTCAAGAGCCATGGAAGGATCGCGGTACAGCGCCTGACTGGCGCTTGCCATCTCAGTGTCCCACCACCTAGCGATGGTAACCACCTCCCGTCAAGTACCGATAAGCTTCGAGGAGCCTTTTCGGCTCCTCCTCAAAGTAGCTAATAGACGTGTTGCACTTCTTGCAGATCAGGCCGCGAACGCACTTGCCGCACGACCTGACACCGTCACAGCAGGCATGATCGTGATCTATGTGCAACCTCTTGGTTAGGTCTGATTCATGGATGCCGCATATCTTGCACCGGCCGCCCTGACTGGCGTACATGTTCAGATATTCATCTGCCGTGATTCCGTACCTGTACGCAATCTTGTACAGCCTTCGACCCTCGTAGGTACATGGCCCGCAGGTCTTAAGGTGCCCATTGCCTCTGGGGGGAGTGAAGTCATCTCCGCACTCGGTGCACACCTTGCGGGCCATCGGTCCTCCTACATATTCATGTTCGCCTTCATCTGGCGAACTAGGTTACGAGCTGCGTCACTGCTGTTCGGCTGGTCTGCCATGTACATCAGTGCGTACATCCATGAAGCGTTCTTCGAAGCCGAAGGGTCCTCGGGCATCGGGGCCAGCGCTTCTGGGCCAGCCCCGGCACCGAGGGCAGCGCCGTCAGTGACCGGAAGGTCGTTCTGCGACTCTGCGTCGAGGGGAATTGCCTCGGGCCTCATGGACCCGAGAAGAGCGCCGATGTCGGTCGGCGCATTGCCGGACGGAGTAGGCATGGGAGCCTGGCTCTTGATGTCCTGGTAGTCTGCGTTCTCTCCGTACTGGGCATTGGGGAGAGAGGCGTTCGCGTTGGCGACCGCCTTGTCAGTCCTCTGACTGAACTGACCGGGCCCGCTCACTGGAGTACCCATCGGTCACCTCCTTGAACTTCCTGTCGTACTGCTTCTGCGTGGAGTGCTGAGCTGCCATCACTGCGGCGGAGGCAAGGTAGTCGGCTGCGACCAATGTGACGTCTCCCGCAAAGGAGACGGCAAGGGTCAGAAGGGACCACCGATCATGAAGCCGTGGTGAGATTCTGGACTCTGTGGTGATCCCTTCTTCTTCCATTACTTCGCCATCGTCCCGCCACCACGGGTCATGCCCGTGGTCACAATCACGGTCGAGTTCCAGAGCTGGTTGACGTTGTCGGTCTGGTGACGGCTGTCACCGCTGGACTCGGACGTCATCGGCATCTGAACGTGAGGAGAGAGCATCGAGCCCTTCTCCGACTGCCACACGCCCTGGGGCCCGTGGTTTCCTGCGAACCAGTCACTCATGGTTCCTCCTTAGATTGGCCCCTGTCGGGACGTACGGGCGGACATGCTTGCCTCGCCCGAGCTGGTCAGTCCTGCGAGCATCGTCTGAAGGTCGAAGCCCTGCGGCTGCTGGCTTGCCCCTGGAAGGGCTCCAGTGCCTCCCTGCGCCTCTCCGGGGGTGCCTACGCCCCCTCCTGCCATCAAGGCTTCCAGAGGGTTCTGAGCGGCGCCCTGAGGCTGCTCCTTGGGGGTGAAGACCTTGAGGACTGCGTCCTGGATGGACTCGCCCTTCTCGCGGAGCTTCATCATTTCGGCGAGGCGTTGGAACGCCTCGATCGGATCGGCCTGCCCTTGAAGGGCCATCTGCGGGATTGCCTGTGCGTAGCCCATCATGCCTTGCTTGATGGCGTCGGTCATCTGCTCATTGTCGATCTGAATCTGCATCTGAACGACGTCGATCGACATTGGCAACTGACGCTGAAAGAAGTCCCGGGAGATGAGCTGGTCACCACGAAGCTGGAGCAGCCCAACGATAGCCCTTGCGGGGTCCTGCCCAGCCGCGAAGCCGTACGTGACGTCCACCGTATGATCGCCAGCAATGTCCTTCGAAGGAGAGTAGGTCTCTTCAAAGGGCGTGCCCTGCACTGTTCCACGGATCGTCTTCTTCTCTCGGGGCCACAGCTTCTCGTCCATCTCGAAGCACATCTCAAGTGCGACTCGAAGGGCTTCGGCGATGACCGACTGGCCGGTGGAGATGACGGTATTGAAGCCGCCCATGAGGGCCTGGACTCCACGGCCGGTAATGATGCTGGCATCTACGTTGCCGGACCTGGCTTCCGGAGTGCGCGTTCCGACGCGCATCTCCTGTTCGAGCAGAGCCGATTCATTCTGGGCATACTGCGGCAGGTCGACACCCACGCGGACAATGTCCCTGGGGTTGTCGGTCCGGATGATCGCGTCGTCACCGAAGTTCATCTTCTGGACGTCGCGGGGAACTGCGAGCGGAGCGCGTACCGACTTCTCGGTAGCCTCCAGTCCCAGCAGGGCCATGCGTGCCTTGGCGAGCTGAACCCAGATGACATCGTCGAACGTGCCCCGAGTCTCCCGGTCGAAGCCCGGCCTGAAGGCGGGTGAGATGTAGACCTTGCCCAGAGGGTTCGCCTGGACGCTGATGATCTCGTTGCCGTGGTTCGGCATGTACATCAGCATCATGTCTTCGTCGCAGTACTTCACGACTTCGATCATCCGCTCCGCCCAGCCTTCTCCGCCCGACTGGCTGTCGTTGTTGGAGCGCAGTACCCGCAGGAGCTGGGGGAACTTGTTGACCAGGTGGATGGCCTCTTCCTGCCAGACCTTGCTGTAGGACTTGACCCGACCGTACAGATCTTTCTCGATGTACGTGCCCATCGGATTCTCAATCCGGATGTGGGGGCGCTTGTGCTCGAAGTCCGGCTCGATCACCAGGATGCCCAGGCCGTACGTGACGAAGTGGTC